GAAGTTGAGGGAGCAGAAAGAGCAGTTGGAAAAGGTTCAGAGGATGAATATAGAAGTATCGGAAGAACTTATACCATTAAGGCTGTGGGCTTATTACGGGAAAATCGCTTGCGCCGGAACTGGATTTATATTTGATGATATTCCATCAGATACCGTTCAAGCCCCGGACGCAAACGCAGACTTTATAATAGGTGTAAACGGTGATTCTATGGAGCCTGACTATTCTGACGGAGAAAAACTGTATATTAAAAAGGTAGAGCGTATAAATCCGGGCGAAGTCGGCATATTCACTATCAATAATGAATGTTTCTTGAAAGAATATGGAAAAGACGGGCTTGTTTCCAGAAATAAAAAGTATGACGATATTCCGGGAAACGAAGATGTACGTCTAATTGGGAAAGTAGTTGGAAAAGTTGAGGAATAATTAAACCGTTACGACGATTTAATAAAAATTTAAAAAAGGGAGGAAAGTATGGAACAAAAATATTGTAAACACTGTGGAGAACTCATAGATAAAGATTGCGTTGTTTGCCCGAAATGCGGAAAGCAAGTTGAAGAATTATCCGGAGTTGATAAAAATATTATTATTAACAATTCTTCCAGTGCGTCAGCCGCCGCGTCATCTACAGTGACAGCACCAACAAAAAGAAAGAAAAAATATAATTTTTTATTAGACCTTATTCTTATTTGCTGTACAGGCGGATTATGGATAATATGGATGATTGTCAGACCAAAGTATGAGTATTAAAAGAAAAAACCGCCCGGCGCTACCAACACCGAACGGCTTACATAGATACCAGAAGATGATACCTACAACCCAAAAATATTGTATCATCTTCGGGGGCGGCTTGCAAGCGGATTTCCCGCAGGCTGTTATTTTTTTACAAAAAAGGAGGATGATACCATGGCAACAGCAAAAAAACTACCGTCCGGCAACTGGCGCTGCCAAGTCTACGATTACACGGACGGAGCTGGGAAACGGCATTACAAGTCCTTTACGGCCGCCACGAAAAGGGGAGCGGAGCATCTGGCCGCAGAATACGCCGACACAAAAAAGGAGCGGCCGCAGCCGCTTAAGGTGACAGTGGGCAAGGCGCTGGATAATTATATCAATATCAAAAGCAATGTATTATCCCCCAGCACGGTAAGGGGGTACCGCGCGATGAGAAGCAGCAACTATTCCGATATCGAAGATATCCTGCTGGAAGACCTCACGCAGGAAGTGGTGCAGATATGGGCAAACTCCTTGGCTGCAAAGAAAAATGCCAAAACGGTTAAAAACGCCCATGGGCTGCTGTCGGCCATGCTCTCCGTGTATATGCCAGATTTCATGCTCCGTACCGCCCTTCCGAAAAAGCAGAAGGAAGTGCCGTACATACCAACAGAAAGCGATATAAGGCTCATAATGGAGTTTTTCAAGGAAAAGGATACAGAAATGCTTAAGGCGGTTTACCTGGCCGCGTTCGGCACGCTGCGGCGTTCAGAGATATGCGGGTTGACCGGGGAAGATATAGAGGGGAATGTGATCCACGTCCACTCGGCTGTTGTTATGGATGATTCGGCTAACTGGATCAAAAAAAATACAAAAACATCTTCCAGCGACAGATATATACCTCTTCCAGATTTCGTAATCGATGCGCTGCCAAAAAGCGGCAATGTAGTTCTAATTGAACCTTCCAAAATATCTGCACGGTTTTCGTCCGCATTGAAAAGACTTTCCATACCTCATTTCCGCTTCCATGATTTGCGCCATTATTCGGCCAGCATCATGCACGCGATCGGCATCCCGGATCAATATATCATGCAGCGGGGCGGTTGGAGTTCGGATGGGGTTTTAAAATCAATTTACCGCAATACCATGGACGATTACGCCAAAAAATTTAGCAGCCAGATCAACGATTATTTTAAAAATGCAACACAAAATATCACACAAGAATAGAAAAGTGCTATATTTAAAGCAATTCCATTCCTGTGTGTGTGGGTTCAAGTCCCATCTTCCGCAGTTTTTATAAAACCCCATATTTGCGATAGGCAAATAAAAAGCCTTGCAAATATGGGGTTTTTAATTATTACCAAAAATAAAAAAATTAAATAGAATATAATAAAATATTATGTAATATAAAATTATGCAACACGAAATGCAACACAAGTTAATTAATCGCCGTCCATGTTTTTACCCCCACAATCCCATCAACAATAAGACTGTTTTCTGCCTGAAATGCTTTTACTGCTTCTAATGTTTTTTTACCAAAAATTCCGTCAATATTACCAACCCCATAACCTTTTGCCGTAAGACGCTGCTGCAGATATGTCACATCATCACCACGGCTTCCTGTTTTAATAGTGCTGCGTTTCGGAGCAGTTCCCTGAAGATTCCCATAATATATATTCATGTCTACATTGGATGGTATGCCTGATATCCTGCCTTTTGAAGAATGCTGCCACATAAACGGATTGTATCCGTCTATATTAGAATTATACCTTGCCAGCCACAAGGGATATTTGCTAAGATCACCAAATTTATTTTCTATATAATCAATATTTGAATAGACCCCAACCTCATAACCTTTGGCAGACAAATAATCACAAAAAGCTTTTACGCTATCCGTCCGGCCTTCTTTTGTTTGCGGATTGCGCTTATCGGAATCATACTCCCAGTCAGCCCATACCCGCATAGTAATAATATCCTTATAACCCTCAATGCATTTTTCGCACATTTTGGCATTAAGGACGGCCTCGTCCTTGTTGGCGGCATAAATAAACCAGTAAATGCCTATTTTTACTCCAGCCGTATGAGCGCCACAGATATTATTGATAAACTGCTTGTCCATCTGCGACTTTCCATATCCGGCTCGAATAATCGCAAAATCTATTGACTGGCTTGCTTTTTTCCAGTCAATTTTTCCATTATGGTACGATACATCAATCCCTTTCATCTGGCTGCCTCTACTTTCTTAAGTCTTTTAAATGCTCGTCAGCTATAATGGCCGCCTGTGTAAAACTATTGTTTTTCCACCACGCACACAGTGACGCTCCTACAGTCAAAGCCATGGACACGGCCTGCCCGAAATCCTCGTCCGCAAACGGGAGAGGGCTATAGCCGCTGATTGTCAGCACTTGGTTGATAAGTGCAAAAACTAATACCGCAGTTCTCACGATGGTTCCTGTTTCAATTTTCTTTTTCATGGTTTTATACCTTCTTTCTTTTCTAAATTATCAATACGGTGGTTAGCCGTTCTGATTCGTTCCTCCATCACATCAGCCCGTGCCTCCAGCCTGTCCACGCGCCCGTCCATGACAGAGCAGTTTTCACACTGCTTTTTCAATTTTTCCTCAAGCTGTGTTACACGGTATGTAAGCACCTTTGCGCTACCAACGACACCTACAACGGAACCTATCAGACTTGCAACAGCCGGTATGATGATGTTAAGTAATTCGTTTGACATATAAACACCTCTCAAACATTTCTTAAGTATATGATACCTTACGAAAGACTGGACATTGTACCATTTTTATCGATCCAATCCTTAGTCATTTTTTTCCACAGCTTTGGAACGTCCCCTATATGCATATCGCCGTTCAAAATCTTCAAACCATAAAATTTTCCCATTAAGCAAGCCCTCTTTCTTCAGCGAATTCGTTAATTGTTTTAAAACCTTCCTTTTGCTGTTAATAGATATTTAATTATTCAGCTGTAATGCAAATAGTCTGTTATTGCCAGATGCGTTTATGGCATAAGGTTTATCACTCCTGTTTTGCGCGGTAATCACTAACGCGTTTTGCGAGGAAAGACGTACAACATCCACGCCGTTTTGCCCTAATAAGATGGATACATAGTTGCCTGTCGTACTAAGATTGATATGGTATACAGTATCAAGGTTATAGTTTGACATCCGATATCCGATTAGGTATAGCCCTGGCTGTAAAATTACTGTCCGGCATAATTATGTTCCAGTTGTCATGTTTGCTGGCAGAGTAATTGCATTAGTAACACTGCTAATTATTAACCTACTGTTTATGATTCCTAAATTGCTGTTTATCTCTTATTATAGAATGCTTTTATCCGTATCCCCATCCCTTCATATGGCTCACCTCCTTCCAAATACTTGTTAACGCCAAATAAGCCTGCTGTCTGGCAGGCTGTTTCATGGTTCCTATTCGCAAGCACACAGTACAGAACGCCTTTCAGTTCATCCATCCTTTTCCCTGCCATTCCAAGCAGTACTTTGCCGATAATCTGTTCTACCATAACTGCCTCCCGTTTTTGCTCCCATTATATCAAACAGGCAGATGGGGCGTTGGTGAGATAAACAGCAATTTAGCGCCTGAAGTATTAACAAACGGTATTGATTTTGAAAAATATTACCGCATCGACATAGTAATAAGAGAAGAAAGAATATCATCCGCGATTTATACAGCAAGCTTTTTAGAACCATCAAAACGTCGTTCGCAATTTTTTAGCTATATAACGCACAATCTAAACTATATGTATGCTGGTATAGCTAAAATCGAATTTATGAATGAGGGAAGTATATCCGCTACCCATAGGATGGGAATTAACCTAAATACTGGTGATCCAGCTACCAACAACTATACTATCCTTGGTATAATGGGATATAAGCATATTTAAGATATCTGCTTTTCTATTTATAAATAATATAGCTGAAGGATGTGTCTATTCTGGCCGGATCAGTGTTTGCAGGGAAATAAATTTCCAAAGTGCCAGTACCCGATGAATTAGCATATATTCTGGCCGAATAGCATTTCCCATTTGTGCATTGCAATGATAAATAGTTTGTAAATAATGGTTTTGGTACACCAGTTAAAACAATATCTCCGTTTTTTACATTACTGCTGGGAGAAGTTTCAAAACTAATGTAACAAATTCTTCCAATTAAATAATAGTCTGCTCCTTTGGTAAATTTTTCTCCTTTTACTGCGGATTTCTTTGTTATTTTAGTTTCGTTTGTTAAATCGCTGTTTATTTGATCAAGCCGACTTTGCAAACTGCTTTGCTCTTCTTTCAAAACCCTTCCTGCATCTGCATCCAGCGCTACTATTCCCGGTGTATCCACAAGAAAATTATTTGCAAGTTCTGCAAATGCATGTGGTTTTAAATCCTCGCAGAATTTTGATAGCTTTGCAAAAGCAATTTCTAGGTTGTCACCTGACTGGACGTTTGCGCGTTCCGTTGCTTGCTCAAATGTAATGATTGCTTTAGAAGCATCCCCGTCCTTTCCTAACTTTTTATTTAATTCTTCCGTTATCACTTTATTCTGCACTGGATTTGTCGATGTTGTGCTTAGTTCCGAATCGATATCAAATCCTGCAATGGAAGCTGCCCGGTCGGCCTCATCTTTTGCCCTGTCTGCTTCGCTTTTCGACTGCTCGCTCCAATATTTGCTGTTATTTGTATCTTCTCCTTCGCGGGTGTTTGTACCGCCTACAGCCCATGATTTGGATGCAACAGACCATTCTTCCGCTTGTGTTGCATGTTGCTGTGCCAATTCTTCAAATCGCTCTACCGCAGTCTGGATATTTTGGCAAGTCGCAAGGATGGTCTGTATTTCAATCATATCCTGCTCAAACGCTTCATATGTAGCCATTCTTCTGACAATCCCCGGCGCAAAGCACATCCAGACCTTTTTAGAATCCATGGACACCGCCCATTCGCTGGCGGTCATCTGGTCTGGGTCAAAGTTTTCTTCTGCTCCTCGCCGCATCTGCATCGTTGCTTTGATTGTCTGTATTGCCATTATTCTTCACCATCCACGATATCCTGCGCAAAATCTTCCAGCTCCGCAACGCAATCCAAAGCAGCGCGGTTCACTACCACTTTGTTTGTGCGTTCATTTTCTTTTACGATGTTTCCGTTTCCATCAATTTCAGAAAACGTAATAGATAGACGTTTTCCTTCTGCTGTAGTCAATATTGTCATACTGGTTACTTTTCTCATATTTTTAATGCCTCCTTGTAAAAACTTTCTATGTAATTTTGTGCTTCTTTCTCATAATTGATAAATTCTTCTGGTTCTTCCTGCACAAAATTTTCCATTCTTTCTGTTTCAAATCCCAACTGCCTTGCTTTTATTTCCCATCCAAATTTAAGGAAAGGAGTTCCTTTAACAAGGAAGTAATTCGGTTTCCTTTCCTCCACACACACATCCCCTTGCCCGTATTTTTGCAGGAATACCTGATACTGGCAGGATGTATTTATGGTTTCATAAAATATGTCATCTATGGATATGTAACATATTCCATTTTCATCTAGTGTAGCTTCCCCGATATCCCCAAAATATGGCTTGGTGGTTTCATAGCAGTATAATAGGCGGTCGGAATAATTTTGAGTTTTTGCAAGGCGTGATTTACTTCCGTCTGCCAATAAATATCCATCCACAGATAAATTTTTAAGTTTGCAAAGCTGCGTAGTTCCATTATCTGAAAGAAACATTTGAGAGCCGATGCCTATTCTGCATCCATAATTACCTCCTCCAAACATTTTTATATCATTTCCTATGTTTAAATTTGTTTCACCATTTGCCAAATATTTTGCAATATATATTCCTCCAAATTTTATATGTGCAGTTTCCTCATCTTTAAAACTAATTTTGTTTTCTCCTACAAAATTTATAGTATTATATTTTTCGCCGTTTCCTCCTTCAAACGCAAGAATTTCCAAAAGTTTTTGTTCGTTTTTTGTTACATAAATTCCCGAAATTCCTATTTTAATTTCTGAACTTCCATATATGTACACAGTTCCATTGAATTTGGAATCAACAGCTCCTATATTAACGTATTCTTTTGAATCACTATTAATTTTTAATCCAGTGGCAGAAATAGCTGTGAATGAATCACCAGTGGTATATCCACATCTAATAGATAACGCTGACATACCAGTTTGCCACCCTCCACTTCTTAAAATTATTCTGGAATCTTTTTCGTTGCTTGTATGAATGTTGACGATTCCCCCGGTAATATTCGCAGAATTAGTGGTAATTCCATCTTTATCAAATCTTCCTATCTCATTTCCTTTTGCATCATAAATCACACACGAGCCATCAATATTGTTATCGCCGCCAAGGGTAAGAGTGCCGCCTTTTATCCAGTCGGCTACAATGCCAATCGCATAAAGGATATTTACTACTGCATTTCCGTTTTTATCGAATCCGGCCGTATAGGTTTTCCCCCCGTCAGTTGATATAAAAAACCCGTCAATGGTCTGTTTGTAAATTGTTTTTGATCCTGCTAAACTTGGCTTATCATGGAGATAAGTTATAACACTTCCGTCCGGCTGTTTTTCTACCGTTGTATGGTATCCAAGGGCGTTTCCGGCAATCTGCGTCATATTCTGCACGGCCTTGTCATAAGTGGAAAGCTGTTTTTCTGTGTTTCTCCGCGCTTCCACAACTGCGGCCGCCGCTTCAGAATAATACATGCTGCCGTTCCTGACCGGGTCTTCCGCTTCGCAGGATACTTGCGTATAAGAACCGACTGTATAGGAAACGGAATTTATTATCGAAACATACACATTCCCTTTCCAATCCGACACCCTTACTACTTCAAAAGGTTCGTAAAGAGGATTATTTAATATCTGCGCGGAAAAAGGCCGGAAAACCATGCCAACTATGCGGCCGCCAAGGTAGTTTGCTACTTCCTGCTCTTTTCCTGCTGCAAAAGGATTTTTTACTTCAATCAAATATCCTTCTTCACCAAATATAGCAAAATTATCGTCTTCGCCAATTACTTTAACTCCCGTAATCTGCACATCATCCGTATGCACGTCAAGAGATTTTACACGGAATATATGTTCCGGCATATCTGAAAAATTGCCGCCAGAAATAATGGTGTTTGTGCTGTAATCCGTAAAATTGCCGCCGTCAAGTATGGTATCATGAGGATATGTCTTAAAATCCCCACCAACATAATTATACTGCTCCAATAATGCGGAGTTGTACCAAATTAACTGCATATATCCGTCATTGTCTATCCGGGCGTTATATCCGGCTATCTGGCAGGCATAGGAAACAATCTGCCGGTAAGTTCCCGATTCCGGCTTTTCCTTTACGGTAAAAGACATATTATCAAACTGCCGGAAGCCTATGGGGATGCCGCAGTCAAGGCAGGCATCCGTGAGAATTGTCTGCAAAGTGGCCGGATATGAGGTTTTGCTGGTGGAATAGTCCTTATCCAGCAAAAACATTCCATCTACTGCATTGATTTCTATGATTTCCCCTTTTGTAGACGGAATCGTGGCATAATACACTCCTTTGCGGATTTTTTCTATGGTTCCATCATCCATGGCCATTGCGACATAAACGCGGATTATGGAGTTATAGAAGTCATATCTGGAGAACCGTTCATCATGGTTTGCAATCTTTATGGCCAATGTCTTCCCAACCACAAAACCTACACCAAATTTACCATCTGTGGTCTTGTCTTCTATGCTGCATCCTCCTATCATGAAATCCTTTGGTTCCAAGTGCAGGACGGTACCGTCTGACAGAGTCACGTCTGCATAATTTACGACCGCCGCGCCGTTTTTCAGTTTTTCCTTAAATTCTTTACTTGCATTTATCATACTGGATTTATCCCCACTGCATTAAATGATAATGATTCCCAAACAAAATGGCTGTTTGATACCCTTAAAGTTCCCAAGCTGTAATTTGATGTGTAAAACTGGCCCGTTTTCCAACCGCCTGTTACCGGGCTTAAATACCGCATGGTGTAGCCGCTCCTGTTTAGTATTTGGCCGATGATTTTAGCCACTTCCTCCGGCTCTATGTACCTCCATTCAAACGCATAGCTTTCTATCGTTCCCATGGGCGTGTTGTGCATTACCAAGTCTTGCGTCCTGTCCGAATCTTCCGTTGATGTCGTTGCCATGGATGGACGGAAGGCATCTGGCGTTTTGACTTTTATTCCATTAAATTCAAATGGCCTGTTCATGATACCTCCCTCCTATGTTGTTCCAAGCGCAAACATATTGTTTCCTGTTGCCATCTGCTGAATTTTTCCTTCTTTTACCACTGACTCTGCAACTTGTTTTCCGTCAAGATATTGCTTTATAATGATTGTTTGCGGATTGCTATTGATCCTGTTTCCAGTTATTCCAAGTTCCGACAGCACTTCCAAAATAGATTCCCTGTTAGCTTTTTTTATTGTATCAAGCGGAGCCTCGACATTTGTACCATGTTTCTGATCGCCCAGTACGGCCAAAAATTCTTTGTTTGCCGGTATTACCGCTCCTGTGGCCAGCTTTGGTATTGGAGTGGTTCTTAGCGAATCAAACGCCGGACTTTGATACATTGACAAAGAAGCTGGTGTGAAAGAATAACTTCTCCCGTAAGAATAAGAGCTTGTGCTTCTGGATGAAATTACCCGCGAGGTAAGGCTTCTTAAAGAATTGCCAAGCGATCCGATTGTGCTGGAAATCCATCCAAATACGGAACTTATTGTATTTTTTACCGAATCCAGCACGGAGCCGACCTTGCCCTGCATTCCTTCCCATGCCCGCGACCATATATTTTGCGCACTGGATGAAAAATTGCTGATCGCGCTTTGCATCCCGGAAAATTTATCCCGGACGCTCCCGGCCATGGACTGCGCGGAGGATACTGCCTTTTCCTTTATATTGCCCCATGCGGATGCTGTTGTTTCCTTGGCTTTCGCCCATGCATTCGCAATATTGGTTTTTACATTTTCTGCCGACTCTTTTACGTTGGATTTAATATTTGTCCATGATTCCTTTATTCCATTTTTCACATTATCAAACGTGGCCTTTGCGCCGGATTTTATATTGTTCCATTTTTCGGAAAGGTTCTGTTTGATGCCATCCCAAACTTGCGATGCCGTCTGCTTAATGGAATTCCAGGTATTTCCAAGAAAATCCTTCACCCCATTCCAAATATTGACCGCAGTTTCTTTCATCCCTTCCCATATGGCTTTTACATCGCCTACAAGGCTCAATATGCCGTTCAACAGGCCTTGGATGATGTATTTTCCCATTTCGGCCATGACGGTGGACGGGGAGTGGATGCCGAAAAGGGATTTGAATGCATCCATAAAAGGTTTGAATATATGGTCATGTATCCAATCTCCGATTCCGACTATAGCATCCACAATTCCCTGCATAAGTCCAAAGATTATATCTTTACCAATTTCCCATATTCCAGATACTATAGTTCTAATTCCTTCTACAAATCCTTCAACAACAGTTTGCAATCCCTTAAAAGCTAATTCCCAATCTCCAGAAAAGACTCCTGTTAAAAAATCAATAATTCCTCCTATAACCGTTATAATAGAATTTATAGCATCTGAAACATATCCTACAAATTTTACTAATTCATCCCATACAGCCTTTATAACTGGAAGGATTTTAGGAAGAACATTATCTATAATCCACGCAATAAAAGGTTGCAATATGTTTTCCCATAAAGCTTTCAACAAATCTGCAACTTTACCCAAAAGTTCAATAAAATTATCAACCATTGGCTGTATATGGGTTTTCCACAATTTGTCAAAATCTTTTGCCATTTGTTTAAGAATTGGTTGTACTTTTCCATTCCAAAAATCTAAAAATCTTTTAACTAAATCAGATAACCCATCAGCAATCGAATCAAAAAACGGTTTAAAATGTTCATCATACACTTCATTCAGTTTGTCAAACGTATCATCCACCGCATCCTTTATAGTTCCGGCCACATCTGCCAGGACTCCAAGAAACCCTTCTAAAGCTGTGCGGAACCCTTCCTTGTTTTCCACAAATGGCTGTATAAATATATTGAGAACATCCCTTATAAGTTTTGATGCAAGCTCCGTCACTCCCATAAATGCATCCGTAAATATGCCAATAAGGTTTGCGGTAAGCCGCTGGCCATCTTCGCTTGCAAATGCTTCAAATACATATGCAAAGGACTGGAATAAGTCTGATAACAGGTAGTTTACTTCTTCCCATATGTCAAACATAGAAACAAGATGATCTTTTATCCTTTCCTTATTTTCTTCCAGGTATTTTGCAATGCCGCCTACAATGTTAGTAGCAATCGTCAGCCCTATGCTTGCCGTAGCACCGACAAGGCTGCCCAACATATACGCGACAGATTTCACGAAACTGTCTGCGGCAGAAATAACTTCCGGGTTCGTAAAAATATCCTTAAGACTTTCCTTTATGGATGCTATGCTGTCCTTTATGGAGTCCCACCGATACTCCCAATCGCCCAGCCCGTCAAAAAAGCCCTGTTTGAAAATCCCGGCCAACTCTTTCAATTTCCCTATTAAACCGTCGGCCGATTCGCTTACTTTATCTAGGACATTTTCACCCTCTGCGACCTTACCATAATCTATATTTTCAATTTCACTGATATTTCCAATGTCTATCCCTGCTTCCGGTTGCTCTAAATCAGCAAGTTCTTCATTTTTACTGAATTTGTTTATTTCATCAAGAGGGCTTAAATATCCTTCTGCGGCTTTTTCCGCATCTTTGGTTGCATCGGCCACTTTTTCTGTAGATATTGCCAAATTATCTGCCGCGTCTGCCGCATCATTATATCCGTCAATGGAGTCACCTAAACCGCCTCCAGCCATTCCGGCTTTTGCCGCCACTCCGCTTCCTGCAGAAGCTTTTTTGCCTGTTATTAACTCCGTAAAAGATTTAAAGGCATTGGCAACCGTTGCAAGTTTTTCAAGCAATATATTGATAACCTTTATAGCAGGCGTAAAGATATTGATAAGTCCCTGTCCTATGGTTGCCATTAAGCTTTCAATCTGCAATTTTAAAATTCTTGTCTGGTTTGCCCAACTGTCTGATGTACGGATAAAATCCCCGGATGCTCCGGCAAGCTGGTCTATCACAAATTGATACCTTAAGGCGACTTTTTCCTGCTCCGTCATTTTGCTTGTAGTTTTCCCGAAACCATTGGCAAGAGCGTACTGGTCAAGAGCAGCTTGCGTCATGACAACGCCAAGTTCTTTCAATGTCTCTGTTTCTCCCGTAAATACGGATTTCAGCTTTATGTATGCTTCGTCTTGCGAGATGTTATAAAAAGATGCAACATCCCCTGATAATTGCGTCAGAGCAGTAGACATCTTATAGGCTTCATCCTCCGCAAAACCAAAAGATTTTGACATGGCACCAAACGTACCGACATACCTTTTTGCCATGGTTTCCGATAAACCGGCAGATACGGCAGCGTTTTTTGCAAATTCATTCACTTTTTCTGACATGGTGGTAAATGTCACGTCCACAACATTCTGCACTTCTTCCAAATCAGAGCCTAATTCTATGGCTTCTTTTCCGAACTGAATAAGTTTTTTTACAGCAAAAACAGAAGCAAGTAGAGCGGCAGTACTTCTTGCAGCTTCGCTAATACGGCTTAAAGACCCCCTTACCGCTGATTCTCCACGCCTGATTCCATTTGTATCAATTTCTGTATTTATCCTTATGCTTCCGTCATACTGCGCCATAAAATCACCCGTAAAATAAAAAAGTGCCAGAATAACGTCAACACGTACTTACCGGCACCGTTTAGCCGTTATCTACAACCGTTTATGCAGATCTCATATTTAATTTATTTTAGCATGGTTTTTGAGTGGATTTGTACCAAATTAAAAGAGCAGTATTTCTACTGCCCTTTATCCATAATTTTATATTTTAAGTCTATCCCTTGTCGGATAAGTTCTGATTTTGAGATTCCTTCTTTTTCACATATAGCCTTTACCTTTTTTTCTGTTTCCTCGTCTACTCGTATTTGATAGAGTATATCTTTGGGTGTATCGGTTAGTTTAGTACCTTTTTTTATTCCCATATTTTAGACCTCGTACCATTCGCCATAAAAACCAAAATCTCCAAACTGACAGGTCACAACATCATCTTTCTCGGGAGCAACGCCGTACCAAGGTAAATTCGCAATAACTTCTCCGTCCTCGCCCTCAATCCTAACAGACTGTTGCGTGTATGTAAGACCTTCTTCTGCAACTCTCATAGCATCTTCTAAAGTTCCCTCGATTTCCTCGTTTCCTGCTCCCGTTCCGTAATTTACATAATATTTCATATTTTCCACCTTTAAGCCTTTTGGCTTTCCTCTCTGTTTTGTTTGTAATTACATTATAACAGAAAGTTTTTTCTTTGTCAATACAAAGTTAAATTTTTAAAAAATAAAGGAACGATATTTCTACCGCTCCTTATCTGACTTTACAATTTTAAGTTTTTCTTCCAAAATCACAATTCCGTCTTTATTCTTTTTGACTTTTGCAGTGTTGCCCTGCCCCGCAATCTCCCGGGCAGTCTTTCCAATCTCTTTATCCGTCATCCTAACACCTCGTCCAACAATGCTTTATATTCGTCCTCCTGTTCCTGTTCTTCTTTGGTCTTTGGCTTTTTCATCAGCACCAGTTCTTTGTTATGAGAGAGGAACTCTTTCTCATGCTTTTCCAGCTTCTTACCCTTATTCAGCTTATTTCTAATCCCTACAATAAAGGAGAATGTACCTTCTCCCACTTCGTTAAAATATCCAAGAAACGTCCACCAGTGCAGGTAATCCAGTTCTCTCGTTTCTCTCCCGGCAACCTTATTGACCGCAGAAAAAATCATTTGTTCGTCTTGCGTCCAGCTATATGTTGGCTGTTCAAGCACCTGTTTTTCCGGCTGCCCGGCAGAAATGAACCATGATATTTGTTTCATTGCTTCTTCCAAGTCAAAGCCATTCTGCCCCGCCTGCAGCACATCATCATCACAGGAAAAATTATCAAACAGCAGATAGATTGCCACAATCCATTTTTCCTCTTGGGTCAGCTCTGGGTCTTGAAACGCTTCAAAGACTTGAAGGACATTGCGGTAGTCGGTTCGGATAGGGTAATCCACGCCGCTAACCGTCAACACCTCCGGCAATGCGCCTATCATTTTGCTCCTTTCCTTTTATGGTCCTGCGGCTGATACTTAGCCATGCGCTGCTTGCTTGCCAGTTTATTCAGCTTGACCTTGTGTTCAGACAACCTTTCAATGACCGGAATAAGAGAATCCCAGAAATCCATAAAGCACTCTAAATCCGGCTGGAAGTTCGGAATCACCGCATACACATCACCAAAGAATTTCCGAGTTGTTCCCTCGCCGAAAACGTCGTCCATGATAGCAGTTGCCTTTTCAGAAAAATACTTTCGTTCCTCGATTTCCTTTTTATAGTCCATCTCGCCGGAATCAGACTCTTTCTTCTCCATTTCCTCTGCTAATGCAATCAATTCATCGCCAGCCGCCCGGAACCTGTCAAAGATAGAAATGTCATTGCCGGAAATCACGATAAAATCATCACCGCCGCCGACATAGACCTTTGTAAGCGTCACCCGGTTGTCAATCCTGATCTCTTCTGTTTTTGTATTTTCATTTTCAATTTTCATTTCTTCAATTTCTGTCATATTATTGTCCTTTCAAAAACGGGGCATATCCAAAACGAATACACCCCATTATTTTAACTAAGATTGCTCTTGCTGCTTGATTTGGTCTGCGCTGGTTCGCTTAATGCTGCCGGGGATGTTACGCTCTCCGGTGTAAATGTTGGCACTTTGTTAGACACAGATACCGTTCCCTGTGTTCTTCCGCCGTCCTCCGAAATCGTGAATGGGATTGCGTACCCGGAAGTACCACCTCCATCACTATCAAATACAACCTTGACAGGAACGCTGAACCCTTTCCCCGTCAGCGTCTTTGTTGTGGAATCTTTAACCTCGTCTGTCAGGGTTGCGACAATCAGCGTGGCAGATGTGCGTTCATCATCAGTAGCAAGCGTGTCAACAATCGTCTGCAAGAAGGGATAAATCGCGTCCTCTCTCCTTGCTATGTAACCGTCATTACTAAGCGTAGGCGTATAGCCATTGTTCACGAACGTGACTTCGCCCTGTACGTTTTTTACCTGCTCGCTGTCATTGTTTCCCTCAATGCTCAAATCATCACTGTCTTTACCAAGGCATGTGTAACCTTCATTATCAAACGTCAGCCACATCGCCCGGCATCCCCTTAAAATCTTTCCCGTTTTCGGGGTTGCTGGTGTTTCAGGCATAATATTTCTCCTTTCTACTCTACTTCATATTCCATCACCGCATCGGCGGCATAGACAGTGCTTTTATCCTGCCCTGTTTCATCCTTGTAAGGAATTGCCCCGGATGCCGTAATCTTCGTTATCGTCCTGCCGTTAGTCAGCAGGGGTAAATCTTTTGTGTTTTCAAGCCACCGCATGACACGCCCCACAAACGCCTGCGAATTGATACGCTGTGGCGAGGTCTGCGGAGAACTTTTGTAAGCCACACGGAAGTTGATTTCAGCGGTAAATCCGCCAAGCACATTCCGACTTTTATATCTTCCGCCAAGCACGAATACCGCAAGTGAACTTTTGGTGTCCAGTTCGTCATATTGCGCTATTACGTTCGGATCTCCCTGCTCTTTTGGATACTGTTTTACCAGTTCCCACAAGGCTTTCTCGATTATGTCATATTCAGTTGCACTTAATGGTTCTATATTTGTTTGCTCATTCATGGAATTTCCCCGACCTTATCATATTCCGTTTTTGACAGGCGTTCTTTGATTTCTTCGGGCATAGGCTACTCTCCCTTGTGCGGATGTTCCAACTCATACAAGCGTCTATCCATATCCATAAGCTGTCCTTCAAAACGCCCAATACGTTCCATGAGAAAGCCGTTCATTTCTGCTTTCTGTCGCAGGTCAAAATATTCATCAACAGATATTGTTACTGTTGGAACTTCTCTTTTTTCCTCCATTATCTTCCTCCAATCTCAAACCTCGGTATCAGCGTATAAACGGCTTACTTCTTTATAATGATAGAAACAACGCTGTCCATATTGTAAATACCTACCCACTGCTCACCTTTGATAATAATGAAACACTTGCCGTCATACTTGTAATCTGTCCACTGTTCCTTTTTCCATTTTGCAATACAGCCGTTTTTGAAAACAATTTTAATCATATTATCTTCCTCCTATTTCAAATCTTGGTATTAAGGTGTAAACATCCACCGTATCAACGCTGAACGCATACCCGTACTTGGTTTTGATATACTCAAAAAAACCGCCGGGGTACTTGGTTTCGTCTTGGTCTATCAGTCCGGTAGGGACATCAATGTCCACACCAAGTTCAGATTTTTTCACAATGACTAAGAAATTCTTTCCCTCTGTATCAAGTGTGAAACTTTCCAGCATTTCATCAGTCGTAAGGTCGTTCCACACTTCCGGGGCTTTGTACGGTTTCGGCAGATTGCCATTGTTCGGGATTTTCACCACGCATACACTGGCGTTTTCCATGCCGCTTGTCTTTTGGTTTGCTCCCTGCGTCAGTTCAATCCGCACATTATCAAACCGTGTGCCGAAATATGTTTCTGTTTCCATCAGCCCATTTATGTAGCGGTTATAGACAACCACGCTGTCAACATAGCCTATTCCCATAGCGTCACCTATCCCACTTTACAAGGAATGATTTCCCAGTCTTTATTTCATTAAGTGCGCTTTCATTGGTATCAAGCCACTTCTGCTCCGATTTTCCACATTTGGAACACTGACAGATACACAGGCGCAACGGATAGCCCATTTCGTCCTGTTGGAGAGCGTTTGACCGTTCCTTTACCACATAATTATGCGAACACATTTTCTTAAACAGTCCCATCTTCTTTATCCTCGCTTTCCTCCGGCTCCGTTGGCTTCTCCACTGGCTTATCCTCCGGCGGTCTGCTTATCGGGGCATTGCGGCGTGGGTAGGGGATTCCGGCATACAGAAGATTCACGCCGTTGCTGTCTTTGATACCACTAAGCCCATCCCGTACCATGCCATATACCATAGTGTCATCCACTTTCTTATCCTTTGCCGCCTCCATTATTGCGGTACTGGCAGAACCGGCGGCGGAATAGCCTATGCTTTCAGAGCCGGACGATATGGACGTGATAACCTTTCCCTTTACCGTTCCGTCAGCCTGCGCCACCGTTCCCATGCTCTCCATAGCGGCGGTATTGTAGCTGTCAATCTGATAGAGAAAGTCTGTCAGTTCGCAGACGCAATCCCTGACCGCCTCCACCGCCCGGCTGTCGGTTGGAAAAGCAAATTGCAGCTTATTCCCGGTTATCCCGTCAATCCTGCGCTCTGCCCTCCGTCCAAATCGCTTGTAATCGTCCGCAGACATCTTGCCGCCGTATTCAGTTTGGTAATATTCGTAATCTGCGTACATAACTGCTCCTTATGAGAGATTGCTCTCTTTTGCCGCTTTTGTGGTTTTTGCCGCCGGAGTTACCGGGGAAACGTTTTCAGATTCCGGGTTTGTGCTGTTCGGGTTGATTGTAACGACTGCAATAGCGTCAATGTATTCCGCAAAGAGTGTAAAGCCCATCAGAGCATACGAAACGCCTGTCGCCCGGTCATAATCTCCTGCCACCGCAAAACCAATCAGATTTGTCACGCCATCTGTGGTGTAATGCAACCCTAACTTTGCAAAGCCGCTGTTCTGCGGATTGACATAGTAAGATACGATATTGTTGATAGGTGTGGCAATCATCTGTCCTCTTGGAATCTCGCTGGAAACGAAAGTCAGTTCCGCACCGAGGAAGTTTTTCAGATAGGTAAAACCAAAAGCCGTCTGCATGGTAATTTCGGAACTTCCAAGATATGCGTACAAGTCAAGCGTATTTACGAATACCGCAATGCCGGTCACATTCCTGTGCATTTTCTTGAACTTGTCCTTAACTTTTCCAAGAGCCATAGCAAACGCCATCTGGAAAGTCTTTTCCTCGAATGTCATTGTGCCTGTCTTGAGATAATCGTAGAATCTGCCAGTGACGTTCTCCTGCAACTCGACAAGAAATTCCTCATCAGTCATATTGATAGCCGCTTCTTCGCCGTGTTCTGCGACTGCTTCGATAGATACTTCTTTAGCGTATTTTTCAACCGTAATCTTTGCATACGGCTTTTCTTTTACGGTAAAGTGCGAACGGGGGATAAACTCGCCCTCTCCGACTTTCCCGTCCTGCAACTCGCCCTCTGCATATTTAGATGTAAGCTCTGTGCCGTTCGGCTTCTCAATAGGGCGTGTAATTCCCATGATTTCCTGCAACGCTTCCCAGTTACGGGCAAACTGCGTTACAAAGTCTATTTTTCTCGCCGTAACCTGAATGTCAGCACTTTTGATTAAGTTCTCATGTGCCGCTGTTGTAATGTTTATATCTGCCATGATTATTCTCCTTTACTAAAATTCAGAGAGATTCTCGGCAATAGCCTGCCGTCTTGCGGTCGTATCCTTAATGCCGAAGATTTCCTCCCTTGTCATTTTCTTTGCGACGCCGCCATTCGGATTCAGCGGTCCCGTGAACGGTTTCGCCCGTCCTGCTTCAAGCTGCTCCTGCTTTTCGTCAACGAAAGCGGAAGCGTCTTTCTCTTTCATCTGGGAGATTAGGTCGTTCAGACCAAGGATTTTACCGTCTTTCAGCTTAAGACCGGCTTCCTTAATGTCAGCCATAACAGACTTTTTCGCCGCTTCACTGGTAAACTTTACGTCCTCTAATTCTGTTTTTAAGGCATCCGCAAAATCACGCTCATACAGTTTTGCGTCCCGGTCTTTCTCTGCGTCCTCGGCTTTCTTTTTATAGTCTGCCAACTGCGACTGCACCTGCGCCGGGTCGATACCCTCAAAGCCTTTCAAGGTTTCCTCTGCACTCTCGGCTTTTTCTTTCCATGCGTCCCGGTCGGCTTCCAGTTTGGAAATCGCCTTGTTATGCTCCGCTGTGTTCTTGTAATGCTCGGATAAGGCTTTCTTTACATCAGCCTGCTTGTCTGCCGGAATCTCAATCCCAAATGATTTCAAAGTTTCAATAAGTTTCTGCATATTTATCCTCCTGGTCGTGTTTATTGACCTGCCGCCGCAGGTATGGATTTAGGCAGATAGACCACTGCCGGGGTAATTGAAGCGGCTGGAATCGAACCAACATCTACCCCATGAGTGATTAGCTATCTAGGGCGTTCTGTCCTTTTGAACTACGCTTCAAGGGGGTGCGCCCGCCCGCAATGGGCAGACGCTTGATAGGGAAATGTTGCACCTGCGCCATAGATCGCCTGCAAGCAGACAACATAGCCACAAGCACAAATGCATCCGTGCGGAATCGAACCGCCTTTACAGCGGGGTTTTATCCCCAGTTTCCATTACTGACGGATGCACCCTCTTAGGAGGGTAAAGATAGGAATTTATCAAAAATTAGATAATGTCAAAATAAAATTACAAGTCATGTTCTGACATGATTTCTATTTCCGTTACATTGGCAAACTTAATAACATTCTCAAAGTCAATGTTTGCGTGTTCCAGTCGGTCAGCACATTTTACAATAACGTTGCCGCCCACGTTCTCCAATAGTTCAAAATGATTACATGAATATCCTTTATAATCAAAACGCTTCGGATTCATTTTTCTGTAATTATGCGTATACACCATATGACATCCGACAGTATTTCCTTTTCTTGTCCTCAAAATCATAAGGCTGTCAGTATATTTCATTTCTCCGCACATCTTTTTACCTCCTAAAATAAAAATGCCAGCAAACACGATTTCTCGTATCTACTGGCACTGAAACTTTGTTACTGGCACTAAACTAATCTGTATTCAATTTTCTGCCACACATAGGGCAATAATTCATTTTTACTGTAAATTTAGATAATCTTTCTTTGCTTTGGAATAAAGAAACTTTTGATTCCAAAACACCTTCTTTGAAATTCATCGAAACATTATGCTCAAGCTCTGATGTTGTTTTGATTTCTATTTTCTGAACATAGTCGCGTATCGTTTGATTATTTTCAATGTTTATTTTTCGGCTTTTCATCGTAAAATAATCTCCGTTGCTTTTTCCTTCACAATATTTACACATTTTTCTCCCTGCTCTCCATATCATTAATATCCATAACCGTTTCCCTCTTGCACTTCGGGCAGAACACTATGAGGTTTTTCGCCTCCGTGTCCGGTCTTATTTTCGTCCGGGTTTTTCCTCCGCAGATGGGGCAGAGTACAAACTTTTCTGTCATGGTATCACTTCCCTTTTAACATACTTTGGACAATGCACATAATAAGCCATATTCCAGTTGCTACCAGCCAGCTAAACCCAAAACCAAAGCACATAGTTATCAGTTTGATGATTCCACACGTCATTATCCAGCTAATGAAATACAGAAAAACAACAATAAGTATCACAAACAAACCTTTCTTTAAAATGTCCTTCATTTCCCTATTCCTTCCGATTTCCTATATTATAAAAAGCATTAGTACCGCAGAAAACGCTTCGCATTTGTTCCTGTCTTTGATTACATTCAGTGCCTACATATCGGTCTTACCTTATGTCGCGCCCATTTCCTAATGCCTTTTATGCTTATATTGTACCGCAGTTTGGCGGGGTAGTTGTACCAAGTTAAAGGCTATTTCTTTTTGGAATCTCCGAAAATAGCATAGAAAATCAGAGTAAGCATTATGCCAATACTCCAAATCAAAACAACTGTTCCGCTGAACACCCAAAAACTGCTAAATATGTACTTTAAAATTTCCAACATTCCCATATCATCCCTTTTGCGGTTTCCGACAGGGAAAACTCCCCTATCAGAGTTATTTTGTTTTCAACAGGGCGGTGACCGCTTGCTCCTGTCTAGCTATATATTCTTAAAACTTTTTCTTATAGCAGCCAACCTTATTGCTTCTGGTTTTACACCAAATCTTTTTGCTAACTGTGTTGTATTATAATTCTCTCTGTGATTATCATATAAATCTCTTATAATCAAAACGTCCTCGTTTTTCAATTTTGACTTATGGCTTTCTTCTCCAGATTTAACCATGCCATGTTCTACCGCATGTATTATATTTTCTTGATTTGTACACCATTCCAAATTATCAACACAATTATTTAGGATATTTCCGTCTATATGATTCACCATTGGCTTTCCAAGCTCATTTTCAATAAACGTTTCGGCAACAGCTTTATGGACTTTGATTGTTTTCTTGTTTTTCTTTGAGCCAAAAGTACCAGAAAAAGCATAATATCCTTGTGTATTAAAAGAAAGTTTTCTTATTCTTCCGTTAGTTGCATTTTTAACTCTTCCTTTGTTGGAAATTAAGTAATAATCTCCCAAATCCTTACCTTGATAGATAAGTCTTCTCCATTCCTCCATAATCCCTCCAATATACCATAAATACTGCGCAACATTTGGAAGAATGGATTTGAACCATTACCTAATAGCGTGCTCCCAACAGTCATAGAACGGAATCGAACCGCGATAACGTATCGTGCTCCCAATTACACCACTTCCAAACCTAATCTTTAATTTATACATGCGTCAACTACATGTTAAATGGATAGGCAGGAATTGAACCTGCATATTAGGCACACTATAGCCACGGAGATTTGCACTCCTTTTCGTTTTGGTTAGCCTCCTACTCCGGCTCTACCATTAAGCTACTATCCACTTTTGCACCGAATAGTCCCACACAGTTCACGGTGCTATGGTCTGCTTCCTGTAAGTCGCCGCCGTCCATCACGGATTTTACCCGTGTCGCTCTTTCAGACCTCTTACACTGTCCATTTTCTGTCTGCAAGGACTGTGCAGTTCCGAAGATGCGTTCCCTAACTTTTATATCCTGCAAAACAGGACAATCCAGAAAGTTCATTCATCTTGTACGGATTGATTGAATTATACCATAATTCCAGAAATTATTTGTACCAACTTAAAGCAAAAGAGCGGCATCACTGCCGCCCCTTGCAATATTACATCTCTGCAATTTTCCTTGCCCAGTTCTGGATAATCTCCCTTTCCTCCCGACAGTCCGCATCCTTG